CCCCTGGGCCCGGGCCAGGGCCGCGTCGCGGCGCACCCAGCCCAGCCCGCCGTTGTAGGCCGACAGCGTCAGCGCCCAGCGGTTGCAGTCGTCCGCCGCCTCCACGCGCCGCCACAGCCACAGGTCGAAGGCCGCCAGGGCCCGCAGGGCCCAGCCGGGGTTCCAGGGCTCCGGGGTGCCCGTCTGCGGCGCGACCTCGGGCAGCCAGGCCGCCGTGCGCGGCATGAACTGCGCCAGCCCCTGGGCCCCGGCGGGGCTCACGGCGTCGGCCCGCCAGCGGCTCTCCTGGTGGACCTGCGCAGCCATCACGGCCACCGGGGCCCCGAGGCCCCACTCCGCTCGCGCCGCGCGCACCAGGGCGCTGCGGTGGGCCAGGGCCTCGCGCGGGATCTCGGCGCCGTAGGCTCCGGGCAGAAACCACACGAGGGTCAACCACAACGCGAAGAGCACCCCGAGGCAGAAGCTGAACCCCAGGTAGAACACGCGCACGAACCGCTCCAGCAGATCCCAGAACACCTCGGCGATGCCGCGCAGCCCTCGGGCCAGCAAGCGCAACACGGCTACAGCCCCAGCCCCACCGCCAGCATGGCGGCGGCGATGATCAGCGCCCGGCGCAGGGTGGCCGCGATGTACAGCCAGGCCCAGCAGTCCAGGCCCCGGCCCTCGGCGCCCGGGGCGTCGGGCGTGGCGCCCCGGGCCGCCAGATGCGGGCGCCCGTAGGGGTAGGCCCAGCGGTCCAGCAGGTAGCCCGCAATCCCGGCCAGCACGACCAGGGCGCATTTGTACAGGATCACGCCGAGCTGCTGCGGGGCCAGCAGCCAGACCGCGACCAGCAGCGGCGCGGCGAGCAGATAGGCGGGATACAGACGGGGAGCACGCATCGTCGAACCTCCAGGTATGTCCGGGGGGCCGGCGGTCGCAGGGGGCGCGACCGCCGAACCCGCCGGGGAAACCATGCAGGTCCGACCATAGGGCGGCAGCCGCGCCGCGTCTTCTAACGCGGGTTAAAAGATGGGGTGCGGCGAGAATGATACAAGCGGCCAGGCCGCCCCGAGGGGCGGCCTGGCGGTGGGGGCTATGGCGCGGGGACTATCGTGACAAGAAGGGGGAGCGCCTCTCCCGTGCGGAGGGAAAACTTAACTCCATCTCGAGTAATATCTGCTTCCTCCGGCAGACCACCGGTGCCCGCCAGCCCCTGGAGGACTTCCAACCTGCGGCTTTTGGGCCAGTCCGGGCGCACCCCGGCCACACTATAAATGAGGCCCAGCAGGAGTTCTGCTCCGGACCCGACTGAACCGTCCGACGCCCCGACAAAGAGGACACCGGCCACCTGGCCATCCTGTAGGGTCAACACCGCGCCGCAACTGCCGCCCATGCTGATCCTGGCCGTGGAGTCCCCCCTGGTTTCAACCCTCGCGTGCAGGGACGAACCTGCGGCAACAGCGTTGAAGTTCTGCACAAACTGTTCGAGGGTCAGGTCAAAAACCTTTTCCTTGGCGGAAACCGCCGCTCCCGCATCGGCGCGGATATCCACGATGCCATCAGCACCATCTCTGGACACTGCCACCTGGCGGTCGAAAAACAGCGACTGGCAGGCCCCCTTGGGGATGATCAGCGCCGTGCCGTCGGCGTCAACCCCCAGCCGACAGGTGTGCCCCTGCGCGCGATATTGGGCCGGGATGCGCCCCTCCGTGTCCTGCACCTGGAACACCAACCACGTCACCTCGACCCAATCCGGCAGGTGAGTCCCCGGGCCGGTATGATACGCTTGGTCCGGTTGCACCTCCACGAACTCCAGCGCGTCCCAATACTGCATCAGCCCCGGGCAATGGGCTTCGATCTGCGGCAAGACCTGGCGCAGGAGTGCCACCGTGGCCTCTGGCGTATCCGTCGGCAGAGTAAGGGTCAGCTTCTGGGGCGGCGGCGGGGCGTCTGCCCCACACCCAGGCAACCCCAGGGCCAGGGCTGCCAGCAGGACTGCGACAACAAGGCTCCTCATACCCCCTCCCGGGCTCAAAACCTTTGACACGTCAAAGGTTCCTGTTTGGACAGTATGAATAATTACTGAGTGTTAAGCTAAAAGGCAACAATAAAACCTTTGACATGTCAAAGGTTTTTACCCGGTCTTTTTGCCCTTCGCGCCTTCCTCAACGCCCCCTCGTTGCGCCAGCAGAGAGCTCGTCGTTTCCAAGTTCCTGCGCGCGTCCTCGGGGGAGTGCCGGTAGTTGTCGAGTAAGGCCGCTTCGCGCGGTGTCAGAGTTGGAGTTGGAGGCTCGCCGGTGCCGAAGAGCAGCCAGTTCGCGTCTACCCCGGTATCCTCAATCAGCCGTCGAACAAAGGACATCTTGGGGTCAGAGGATCCCGCCTCGTAGCCCCATAGGGTGTTCTTACTCAGTCCATATTTCTGGGCAAACTGCGACTGAGAGACATTGCCTCGGAGCATTCGGATCCTATCGCCTAGAGTTTCGGACACAAAGCAGGCTTCCCTGAAATTTGAGCTTGACTTATTCCCAATTTTTTGGGAACACCAATCCACACACAGTGGGCACTAGCCCACGCACTCCCACGCCAACGGAAGGAAAAAAGGAATGGATTTACTCACCTCCGATGAAGTCCGCGCTGAGTTCCGGCGCAAGGGTGTCAGCATCAGCCAATGGGCCACGGCCAACGGGTTCAACACCAATCTGGTGTTCGATGTCCTGTCCGGGCGCAAGAAGGGCGTCCGGGGGCAGTGCCACAAGATCGCGGTGCGGTTGAGGCTCAAGCGCGGCGAAGTCGTGGACGACTTGCGCATCGCCAAGGCCATCTAGCCCGCCATGCCCAAATCTGTAGCGGCAAACTGGCAGACACGCAATGTCTAAGCGCCCGCGAAAAATGGACACCGGGACCGTGCAGTTGACCCTGCCCCTGTCCAGCCTGCCCTCGCGCCAGCGCGCAGCAGGCAGCCTGCGCACCAGCGAGGCCGTCAAGGAGGCCCTGGGCCAGGCCCTGCGGTCCTGCGGCCTGTCCCGCGAAACCGTTGCCGACGAGCTGACCCGCCTCACCGGGGAGCCCGTGTCCGTCCATGCCGTCAACAACTGGGCCGCCCCGGGCAAGCACGACCGGAGCATCCCCCTGGATCAACTGGCGGCCCTGTGCGTCATCACCGGCTCCGAGGCCCTGGCCCGCGCCGCCCTGGCCCCCGCCGGGCTCCTGGTCCTCACCCAGGACCAAAAGCCCCTGTACGAGCTGGGGCGGCTGACTGCCGAGGACCGGGCGCGAGCGCGGCGCAAACGTGAAATCTGGGAGAAGATCGGATGAAGCATCTTCGGGAATTCGTTTACCGGCTGTGGTTTCAGTATGTCAGCCGCCGCTACGGGGGCAGGACCGTCCTCGTTCCGCGCGTTGAGGAGGCATCAAGAAAAACCACTCCCCTGGAAGAGTTCAACAGTCTTCCCCCGGAGTACCGCAAGGCCGTGTTCAGTGCCGTGGAACGAGTCCTTTCCAAGGCACCTCGCTCGGCACGGGCCAGCGACGTTTTGCGAGATGTGAAAGCAGCGGTCGCCGCCATACCCCGTCCGAACATCCCGCCAATAGATCAGGCGGCAAATCCCACTCGTAACCGGACGTGAGCACAGAGATGTACTGGAATATCAGATGGTCCAGCAAAGCCCGCATGGGCTTCGCCCAAAGAGACACGTCCATGGCCGTGAGGCATTCGGAGTCGCCCAGCGCCTCGAAGAACGGTGCTTCGTACTCCCGGTCCAAAAGGCTTTTCTCCTCCAGGGGCAGCTTGGGCAAGGCCATCAGGAACCCCCAAAGAACCTCTGCGAGATCGTCGTTCGTCACCATCCCGGCTCCTCCTGTTGAGGCTGTCTGTTTGCGTTTCGTCCAGCCGTTACCAGGGGGAGCCGGAACCCACAATATCAAGGAGGAAGCCATGCAAGAGAAATCGTGTAGCACCTGCATCCACTACCTGCCCGACCTGGGCTCCGCCCAGCGCGCCCCGGGCCAGGGCCTGTGTATCGCCCTGTACGACGATGCGCGACCGTACGACAGCAGGGTCGATTCCGACCGCCCCGGCTGCGGCGCCTGGGCCAGCGTCCACGACCCCGCCAATCGCTCCTGCCCCACCTGTGCGCGGCTGCGCCCCTACGGCCCGCGCCACCTCGCCCTGACGCGCTGCCAGATCGACCCCCGGCTGGCCCCCACCTGCACCGGCGTCCGTTGCCCGCATTGGGCCTCCAGCACGAGGCAGGAGCAGGGCCTGGAGGCCCGCCCGTGACCTGGGACGCGGCCCTGCGCCGCATCCACGAGACCACGGCCACGCGCACCCAGGTCGAGCTGGCCCAGGTGCTGGGCATCCGTCAGTCCAGCGTCTCCGACGCCAAGCGCCGGGGTGTCGTCCCCCCCGCATGGCTGGTGACCCTGCTGACTCGCTACGGAGTGTCCCCCGCCTGGGTTCGCACGGGCCAGGGCCCGCGTTACCTCGTGCCCGCAAACGCCCCCGCTGCAATCCCGCCCGCGCCGCCCCTGATGTTCAGCCCCGGCCAGTTGGATATACTGCTCCGGGCCCTGGCCCGCTGGCGCCAGAGTGGCCAACTGGACATCGCCGCCGAGGAGGCCGCCGAGCTGGTCGAGGTCTGCGCCCGCATCTCCCTGTCCTGTTCGCGGTTGATTGCCGCCCGGAACCGCCTCGGGCGTGGCCGCATCGAAATGATGGACCTGCTGGCCGAGGCCGCCGCCGTGCGCATCTGCGTGGAGTCCATCCGCCTGCTGGCCCCTGACGCATTCGACGCAGCCCTGGAGGGTAAGCTCGACCGGCTGGCCCGGCGCCTGGAGGAGGAGCAATGACACAGCCTCAGCCCCAGCCCCGCCCCATGAAAGCCCGTGCCACGCGTTGGGTCGACACCCGGACCCTGCGTACGTGGTGGGGTGTCCAGGTCCGCGTTGCCCGCGGCAAATGGATGAACGTCTGCCGCAACGGTGCGCCGGTCTGGTTCGATCTGCGCTGCGACGCCGAGGGCTTCGCCCAGGTGCTGCGGGAGAGCGCGTGATGGACTGGCGGCCAGTGCCCGGCTTCCCGAGCTACGAGATCAACCCGGCAGGGAAGGTGCGCAAGGCGGGCAGCGGGTACGAGTTGCGCCCCTACGGGCGCTCGTACCGGCTGGTGCAGGGCGGCGTCGTGCGCCAGGTGACCCGCGCCACGTTGCTGGCCCTGGCGTTCGGCCCTGCGGAGTCGGCGCCGTCCGCCCCGGCCCCCGGGCCCGAGGCCGCCACCGGAGCCTCCGCCGAGGTCGTCCGCCTGCGGGCCCTGGTCCGCGAGCTGGAAACAGAACTGGCCGCGTACCGCGGCTCGGAGTTGTGAGATGAGCGAAACGAAAAGCGCGGGCCCCGGCTCGGCCCGCCGCGCCCTGCGTGTGTTCAAGGCGTTGAGGGGCCACGCGTTGACGGGTCTGTCCAACAAGGAGCTGGCCGATGCGGTCGGCGACAGCCCCGTCAACGTCTGCCGGGCCCTGGAGGCCCTGGAGGCCGAAGGCCTCGCCCTGCGCCTGGACGATGGCCGCTGGGCCCATAGCGTCTGGCTGCTCCAGACGGCAGAACATTTCGCCCGGGAAGCAGAGTCCGCCCTTGCCCGCATCCACGAACTGAGACAGCGCGTCGCGGCTGGCGCGCGATAAGGAGAGAGCATGACCTACCCCTGCGCAACCTGTGAGTACCGCGCCCCGCTGGACGACCCGACCCCTGGCGTGCAGATCCCCGCCTGGGAAACGAAATGCATGTGCCCCACGGGCATGTGCCCCGAGGCGCGCAAAGCCTGGGAAAACCAGATGGAGGGGCAAGACATGAGCCCCGCCAAACAGAGACCGGGTGTCCTCTGCGGGCCGGATTCCGTGCCCGAGATCAGCGCCGCCGCCCTGGCGGATCAGGCGGTGTTGGACGCGGAAGAGGCCCTCAGGGCCGTGGGGCAGATTGAGGGACTGGACTTCCTGCGCCATGTCGCAGACGTCGCCACGGCGCAGGTGTTCGAGCGGCTCAAGCACAACAAGAAGTACAAGGGGCTGCCCTACAAGGATGCCGACGGCAACCTGTGCCGCATCGCGCAACTGGAAGAGTTCTGCCGAGTCTTCCTCGGCAAATCCTATATGCGCTGTTTTGAACTGTCCAAAAACCTCCACCTCCTTGGCCCGGACCTCTACGAATCCGCCGAGCGCATCGGCTTCCGGGCCCGCGACTACCGGGCCCTCAAGGCCCTGCCCGCCGAGGACCAGGAGGCCGTCAAGCGCGCCCTGGCTGAGGACGCCACCAAGGACGATGCTCTGTCCCTGCTCCAGGACATGGCCGAGCGCCACGCCGCCCAGCAGGCCGCCGCGCGCAAGGAGGCCGAGGATCTGGCTGCCGATCTGGACGCACGCGACAGGCTGCTCCAGACCAAGGCCCAGCAGTTGGACAAGACCCAGTTGGAGCTGGAGCGGCTCAAGAGCCTGCCCCCGGCCCAGCGCGCGCGCCTGGCCCTGGAGCGCGAGGCGGCGGCGGTCGAGCGTCTGTCCCTGGCCGAGGTCAAGGCCAGCGCTGCCGTGAACGAGTTCCTGGGCGTGTTGGCCGATCTGCTGGAGGCCGACGGCTGCTCCCCCCACACGAGCGACTACGCGCACAACCTGGCCCGCTATTGGGCCGAGGGCGTGGGCAACCTCTTCGCCAACTACGGCGTGGCTGTGGACTTCGAGGGCATCGTGCGCCCCGAGTGGACGCGTGCCGAGGCAGCCCGGGGCCTGGGCGTGGCCGACTCCGACGATGGGGCGACGGCATGAACCCGCAACTGGCCGAGCTGGACTACCTGCGCGACGTAGCCGCACGGCTGGCCGACGCGCCGCACGGGCAGCGCGGGGCCGTGGTCGCCGAGGCCACCGAGCTGCTGCGCTGCTCCCGCCAGCAGCTCTACCGGCGCCTGCGCGACGTGGGCTGGGCCAGCGGGCGCAAGGCCCGGGCCGACCGGGGCCGCCTCTCCATCCCCGAAGAAGTGGCCGTGCAGGCTGCGGCCCTGGTGCGCCAGGCCGTGCGCGCCAATGGCAAGCGCACGCTGACGATCTCCGACTCGTTGGATATCCTGCGCAAAAACGGCCACGGCGTGGTGAACCCCGCAACTGGCGAGGTTGTCCTGCCCAAGTCGCCGACGACCCTGGCCCGGGCCATGCGCCGCTTCGGGTGCCACCCCGGTCAGTTGGCCCAAGGCAAGCCGTGCGTCCATTTGCGCAGTCTGCACCCCAACCACACCTGGCAGGTGGACCCGTCGCTCTGCGTACTGTTCTACCTGCGCACGGGGGGGCTGGCCGTGATGGACGAATCCACGTTCTACAAAAACAAGCCCGCCAACCTGGCGCGCATCGCCAACGAGCGCGTGTGGCGCTATGTGATCGTGGATCACTACTCCGGCGCCATCTTCGTCAAATACGTCCTCTCCCCGGGTGAGACGGCCCAGGGTCTGGTGGACGTGTTCCTGGAGGCCATCAGCAAGCGGAGTGCGGATGACCCGTTGCACGGGGTTCCGGCGCAGCTGCTCATGGACTGCGGCTCCGCAAACACCAGCCATTTGTTCCTGAATCTCCTGGACCGCCTGGGCGTCCAACACCTGACCCACCTGCCCGGCAACCCCCGGGCCAAGGGGGCCGTGGAGGTCGCCAACAACATCGTCGAGCGGCGCTTCGAGGGGCGGCTGGCCTTCATGCGCGTGGCGTCCCTGGAGCAGCTCCAGGCCGAGGCTGACCGCTGGCGCAAGCACTTCAACGCCTACGAGCGCCACTCCCGCACCGGGCGCACCCGCAACGACCTCTGGCTGACCATCACCGAGGCGCAACTGCGCCTGGCCCCGCCTCTGGATCTGTGCAGGGAGCTGGTGACCACCAAGCCCAAGGAGGCCACCGTGCGCGCGGACATGACCATCAGCCACGCCATCCGGGGCTACGGGCGCGCCGACTACGATCTCCGCTACGTCCCCGGGCTGGTGCCCCAGTCCAAGGTCCAGGTCGTGGTCAACCCCTACCGGGCCCCGGCGGTCGACGTGATCGTGTCCGACCCGGTGGCGGGCGATGCGGTCTGGACCGTCGAGCCTGTCGCCAAGACCGATGCGGGGTTCTGGGAGTCCGCCCCGGTCATTGGCCAGGAGTACCAAGCTCTGCCGGACACCCAGGCCGACACGCGCACGAAGGAGATCGAGGCGCTGACCGGCGGTGCGGACCGCAAAAACCTGCGGGCGCCCGATGGCCTCGATGTCATGGCCGACCTCAAGGCCGCCCCCACCTACATCCCCCGGCGCGGGCGCGATCTGGGCCTGGACGCCGCCCGGCGCGAGGTCGCCCCGCTGTCGCACATCGAGGCCGCCCGCGCCCTCAAGGCGGCCCTGGGCGCCGCCTGGACTGCGGAGCGATACGCCTGGCTGGTGCAACGCTACCCCGACGGTGTCCCCGCCGACGAGATCGACGCCATTGCCGCGCGCCTGGCCGCCCCCGAGCCTCGGGCCGGAGCGGTCCTGCGCGCTGTGGGAGGGCACAATGCTTAGGCTCAAGGCCGTCATCGAGGCGCTGGGCATCTCCCAGCGCGAGGTCGCGGACGCGGCGGGGATATCCCCGGCTGCACTGACCCAACTCATCCGGCACGGTCGCTGGCCCAAGCGCCGCAGCCGGGGCGAAATCCGCCAGCAGGTGATGGACTTTTTGCGGCAGCACGGGGCTCCCGCCGACGCCCTGGATGCCGCATTCGACAAGGTCGGCACAACCGCAGCCCGCCCGGCTGCACAGGAGGAAACCATGCTGCTTCGTAGACAAGGCCTGTTCCCCGAGACGCGGCGCCATTTCAGCCTGCCCGTCGACCCGTTCACCGACGACGTGCGCACCCACGAGGACGTGTTCCTGTCCAAGGACATCCGCTATGTGCGCGAGTCCATGTACCATGTCGCCCGCCACGGGGGGTTCCTCGCCGTGGTTGGCGAGAGCGGGTCGGGCAAATCCACCCTGCGGCGCGACCTGGTCGACCGAATCTCGCGCGAAGGCCAGCCCGTGCTGGTCATTGAGCCCTACGTCCTGGGCATGGAGGACAACGACAAGATCGGCAAGACGCTCAAGGCCTTGCATATCGCGGAGGCCATCATGGCCACCGTCGCACCGCTGCGCAAGATCGCCTCCAGTCCCGAGGCGCGGTTCCGCCAACTGCACACCGCACTGCGCGAATCCAGCCAGGCCGGGAACAGCCACCTGCTGATCATCGAAGAGGCCCACGCCACCTCCGCCCCGCTGCTCAAGCACCTGAAACGGTTCTTGGAGCTGGAGGACGGCTTCAAGCGCCTGCTGGGCGTGATCCTGCTGGGCCAGCCCGAGCTGAAGCAGAAACTCAGCGAGGGGTCGCACGAGGTCCGCGAGGTGGTCCAGCGGTGCGAAATGGTCGAGCTGCGGCCCATGAATGGCTCCCTGGTGGACTACCTGCAATTCAAGTTTTCCCGGGTCGGAGTGGACCTGGCCAAGGTCATCACCGAGGACGCCGTCGAGGCCCTGCGCGCCAAGCTCACCGGCCCCAACAGCCTGCGCGGCAGTCGGGACAGCGTGAGCCTGGTCTACCCGCTGGCCGTGGGGAATATGCTCACCGCCAGCATGAATATGGCCGCCGACCTCGGCTCCCCGCTGGTGACCGCAGATGTGATCAAGAGCGTCTAACGCAAGGAGAGGGAAGATGGATCAGCACGAGTATATGCGGGACGGCCAGGGGCGCCTGGTGCCCATTGAGCAGGTCCGCGACGTGGATCGCGCCCGTGATGACCTGGTCAAGGAAATCGCCGCCAAGGCACGCCAGATGAGCGCCGATATGGGCAGGCTCAAAGCCGAAATGATGGGCGACGTGCAGGCGTTCCTGGAGTTGAGCATGGAACGCTACGGCGTGAAGGCGGGCGGGGCCAAAGGCAACGTCACGCTCATGAGCTACGACCAGTCGCTCAAGGTCGTGCGCCAGGTGCAGGAGAGCCTGACCTTCGATGAAGGCCTCCAGGCGGCCAAGGAACTCATTGACGAGTGCATCAAGCTGTGGACCGAGGGCAGCCCGAGCGAGCTGCGCGCCTTGGTGGATAACGCCTTCCAGGTGGACAAGGAGGGCAAGATCGCCACCGGGCGCATCCTGGGCCTGCGCCGTCTGAACATCCAGGACGAGAACTGGCAGCGGGCCATGCAGGCCATCAGTGACTCCATCCAGATCACCGGCTCCAAACCGTACATCCGCGTCTACGAGCGCAAGCCCGACGGCGCATACACCCCCATCCCGCTGGATATGGCGGCTCTGTAGGATACCCCAATGAACAAGACGGAACTGATCGACTACGTGGCCAACGTCCTGACCCCCGGCACCGCCCTGACCCGCGAAGACGCCCGGCGCGCGGTGGACACGGTCATCGACGGCGTGGAGGCAGCCTTGGCCGCTGGCGGCGAGGTCATGCTCTCCGGCTTCGGCAAGTTCTCGGTTGTGGCCCGCCCCGCCCGGCAGGGACGCAACCCCAAGACCGGCGAGCCCCTCTCCATCCCGGCCACCCGCACCGTGCGGTTCGCCCCCGCCAAGGGCCTCAAGGGGAAGATCAATGGATGAATCCGGCCTGTATGTGCAGGGCCTGTGCTCTACTGTCATGGCCAGGATCGACCACGCCAGGAAGCACCTGGCGCTGGCCGAGGCCGATATCCTGATCGTCTCCGGCGGCCAGGGCCTGGACGCCAGGCTGGGCGCCATCCGGTCCGCGCGTGAGCATGTGGACATCGCCACGTCGGACCTGGAGGGAGCCAAGCTGGTGCTGGATAGCTAGAGCGACACCACAACAAGGAGCAACAACATGGCGACGTATGAGATCGACATCACCCGGAAGCAGATGAAGACCGTCCGGTTGTCTGTGCGCGACGACATCCCTGGGGAGGATGTCCGCGAGTGGGCGGAGGACTACGCCAACCTCTCCGATCTGTTTGACACTGACCCTGGCCAGAACGTGGCAGGGATCAGCGTGAATGAATAGGGGGACGGGGAGGACATCGAATTCACCGTCCAGGGTCTGTTTGAGGACGAAGATATTGAGATCGACGGCTGGGAACGCCTGTAGATCGCGAAACCGCCCTGAGGGGCTCCGGAGGAAACATGAGCGAGATAGTGAGAGGTCAGGACGAAATCGACCGCGTGCTGAATTGGGCAGTGGACGGCCTGCACGCGGGAACTCGCTACGCGGGCATGAGCTACGAACAAGGGATTCTGGATATGCACGACTGGCTGGTCGGAGACTCCGACCAACCGCCGGACGAAGATTGATCCCCGCGAAACCGCCCTGCGGGGCGGTCGCTCGGGCGTGGCGGCCCGGGCCTGATGAGCAGCCAAGGTAGCGCACGATGGAGTGGAAACCTATCCCTGACTGGCCGGAGTACGAGATCAGCGCACGCGGCGCCATTCGCCGTGCTGACACGGGCTACCGGCTGACGGTGCGCGGGCGGTACGCGACCCTCTCGCGGGGCGGCGTGTTGTGCCGGGTGGCCGTTGCCCAGGCGCGGGCCGAGGCCTTTGCCCGTGAGCCCGAGGCCGAGCCCGCCGCCCCTGCCGCGCCCACCGCGACCCCCGAGGCTGAGGAATGGGCTCCCCTGGTGTGGCTGGAGGGGTACGAAATCAACCGGCACGGCGATGTACGCCGGATGGGGCAGACACAATGCCTCAAACCCACCAGAGGCTGGGCTGGGCAGAGCTATGTACAAGTCCGCACTCCTCTGGGCCCCCGGGCGGGCTGCATCAACGTGCTGCTGGAGGAAACCTTTGGGCCAGGCGCAGCACAGGCCGCCGGATATCCTATCCCGGACATGGCCCGGGCCGCGACCCGCCGGGCAGCCACAGCCCTCCGGGAGAGTAGCCCCAGGCGCCGTTGCCACGACTGCGGCAAGCCAACCACCAACTACCGCTGCCAGGCGTGCTGGATCCGCCTGCGCGGAGACAGCTCGGACACCTATGACCCTATGTGCGAGTGAGGAACCATGCGCACCCCCTATCAGGAACGACTCCTCGTGGAACTCTGGAACCGGCACTACCAGCCCGGGACGGCTGTCCTGGTGCGCGGCGCCGAGGGCGAGACTCCCGGCGTGACCACGGGCCACGCCTACCTGCTGGACCAGCGCCAGGGGCGCGTCCGGCTGGACATGGGCGACGTGGAGCTGGGCCAGGTGCGGCCTGTGCGGACGCAATTCGCCACGGTCTCCGCCGTGGTCCTGGAGCTGGACGAGCGTAGCCCCGAGGATCTGTGATGGACCGCACTCCCCGATATGTGGCCCGCCACGCACACCAGGGGCAGTGGGCTGTGACGGACCTGCGCGACGGGATGTACCCGGCCCGAGTGGTGGCGCTGTGCCCTCCGGATCGCCTGCGCCCGGATGCCGCCGCGGCTGTGGCGCGGGAGATAGCCCGCCACCTGTCCGAGGTCTGGCCGGGCTACGAGCCACCGCAGGCTTCTGGTCCAATGACCACTCCTCCACGCTTGGCCGCTGATGGTCGTCCCCTGCCTTCTGACTGGGATGCATGGGACGGATTGCGCAAGGCTGCGTGGCTGGCCGGGAGGACGAGATGAGCGCAACGCCCCGACGCTCTCACCGCACATATTCCGAGGGCTACCTCAAGTCTCTGATCAAGTTGATCCATGTGGCCAAGCGTGAGTTGTCTCTGGATGATTCCACCTACAGGGCCATGCTGGATCAGTTGACCGGGCAGTCCAGCGCAAAGGGGTTGACGGGCCCCCAGCTGGAGCGCGTGGTGGACCACCTGCGCCGTAAAGGCTTCCAGGCACAGGCAGGCGGTCCAAAAGTGGAGAAGTTGGCAGACGATCCGCAATCCCGGATGATCCGCGCCCTGTGGTTGCAGCTGCATGACCTCGGCCAGGTGCGCGATCCGGGAGAGATGGCCCTGGCGCGATTCGTCCAACGCCAGACGCACATTTCTCGTCTGGAGTGGCTCAGTACCGCTGCGGCCAGTAGCGTCATCGAGGCGCTCAAGGCGTGGGTGATCCGAGCTGGAGGTGAGCTGCTATGAGCGATCGCCAACCCGGGGCGGAACTGCTGACCGACTTGGCGGCCAAGACCAGAGAATTGGCCGAGGCGCATGGGCTGGACGCAATCCGCGCCCAGCGCCTCGGTGACGCCGTCGCCACGCGCATGGCCGACGAGTGGGGCGGCCAGCAGGTCTATTTCCCTATGGACATGCTGGCCCGCAACAGTGAGCGCAACGCTCAAATCTACCGCGACTTCAACGGCGGCAACGTCGCCGATCTGGCCGCGCGGCATGGCTTGAGCATCCAGGCGATCTATCGTATCCTGCGAGCCGAGCGCGAGGCCCGCCGCCCAGCCCAGCACACCCTGTTCTAG